TGCGCGACCATTCCTTGCGATCGAGCGTCAGGAGCTGGCCGCCGGCCGCCTCGAACTCGACCGCACGATCGTACTCGGCGCCGTGGGCCTGGGCGGTGACCGCGTTGAGCACGCCCCACGCCGACAGAGGTCGCCGCCCTCGATCAACGAGCGCAGGATGCCGCCCTGCTCGGCCTCGGTGATGCCCAGGCGCTTCGACAGCACCTCGACCACCTTGATCGGGTTGCCGGTGACGCTCTCGCGCACCAGACCCTGCATGCGCTCGACGTTCTCGCGGAAGTTCACGGCATCGACCGCCTTGGCGATCATGTCGCGGACCTTCAGCAGCACCGCCCGGTCGTCGGCCTGCCGGGTATCGTCGGCCCACAGCTCGGCCGAGTCTTCGATGCGGCGGCCGACGTGCATCGCCCGGTATTTCTGATCGGCGATGACCATGCCGTTCAGGCATTTGAGACGGTAGACGATCGGGGCGACCGACACCGAGCCCATGCCGATCTCCGAGTTGGAGATGATGACGCCGGCCTGCACGGCGTCGTTCAGGGCGACGTTCTCGGTCAGCCGCGCCGTCACCGCCTGGATGTACATGCGGTGCTCGGTGATCTGCGATGAGACGATCTTGAGCTCGGGGATCTTGGCCAGGACCGGCAGCGCCGCCTTGCTGATGTCCCAGTTGTCGATGCGCTGATATCGATCGCTCAGGAACGCCCGCACGTTGCCGTCGAGTGTCCTGATCATGCGGCGCTCGGGTTTCCTGCGAAACCACTCATTGACGTTGTACGACAGCATCGAAGGCGCCTCGGCCTGCATGCGATCGTAGTATTTGAGCGGGATGCCCAGGCGAGCCGCGATCTGGCTGTGGGCGGTCTGGTTGATGCCGAAATCCTCATCGGCGACCGCCAGGGAGAAAGCGCCCTCCATGTCGTGCATGGTCACGGCGCCGGTGTCGGCGATCATGTCGTGCTTGGCGTCGTCCTGGCGCTCGATCTCGGCGGCCAGTGCCTGCAAGGAAATGCCCTTATTCATTGTCGTTCTCCTGTTGCTGATCTCATCAGGCGGCGCCTTACGCCGCTACCAGGGGATCGGACCCTGGTTTCGATCTTAGTCGCGGGCAGCCTCGATGGCGTCGAGCAGCCGCACGACCTCGGCCTCATAGGCCGCCTCGGTGATGCGGCCCTCGATCAGCGCGAGCAGGACGATCGCCAGCTCGTCGAGTAGCCTGTTGACGGTGTCGTTCATGGTTCTTTTCCTCCTGCCAGGAGCTTCATCTCATGCAGCGCGATCTTGCGGTTTTGCACGACCTTCAGCGAAGGATCGTTGCCGACGCCACGGGTCTTCTTATTGACCCAGGAAGCGGCGTGCAGCCTGAGCAACCAGCCGCGCCCGGTTTGGCGAGCGGTGGCGACGCACTTGCTCTTGTCCCACACGGTGATGGTGCGAGGATCTTCGTGAACACGCATCAGCGTGCTCCCAGGTGCGGCTTGATCTTGGCCAGTGCCTCGGCCGGGGTGCTGCCCCAGGCATAGGCGTCAGCCGACGCGATGATGGAACCGATCTTCTCCTGGATGAGCGTCGGCGAACCGGCATAGGCCAGGGCCTTGTCCTTCAAGACGACCAGACCGCCGTAAGAGCGGATGCGCTCCTCGGTCTGGATGAGATACAAATTCGGGCGGTAGGCGACGCCATCGGCGAAGCGGTATTTGGTGGCGACGTAGTTGGTCATCTCGGTCTCTCCTTTTAGCGAGTGCAATCGTCCATTTCGTAAGTGCGGATAGCGATATCGAACCAACGCAGCTCATCCTCGGCACAGCCCTCGGTGTCCTCGGCGTTGGTCTCGGCGCTCGACTTGCGGGCGCCTGCCGGGAACGACTGCCAGATGGTGCGAGCCTCGGCGACCGCTGCCCGCCAAGCCGCAAACGCACGGTCAGACACTTGGCCCAGCGCGATCGCGTCAGGAGCATCCGCTTCGTGCGCGGCGTTAGAAGCAGCTTCCGCCGCCTGATAGGTCTGGAACAGTTCGGTGGTGGTCATCTCAGTCTCTCCCGGCGGCTCGTCGTTGCCTCTGGCAACATAATCACCGATCCTTGCGTTGACAAGGGTAACGTCTTACATTTCCCCCCATGACAAAGCATGAATTCAAGAAACGCCTCAAAGCGCTCGGCCTGACCACCTCGGCCGCGGCCACCCAGTTCCGCGTCTCGCGCTATGCCGTGATGCATTGGAAAGCCGGCCGCCGGCCGGTTCCAGGCACGATCGCGATGATGCTCGAGCTGCTCGAGGGCAAACGCCAGCAAGAGTTCCTGGAATGAGCACCCTCCTCCCCAGCCCCTGCCCGCGCTGCAACGGCACCGGCGAGGATACCGCGGTGCCGTTGAAGGAGTGCGACTGGTGCAACGGTACGGGTGCCGTCTGGCCCAAGAGGGTCTGGCTGGTGACGGCGCGCGACGCCGACGGCAAGTTCATCGACCAGCGCCGCATCGAAGCGGGGCGGGGGCGTGCCGAGAGGGACGCCTACGACTGGATCAGGTCGAAGGGCGGCGTTGAATTCAGGTCAACGCTGGAAGAGATCATATGACCGACGACCCCATCGAGCGGCTGCGCGCCCATCTGGAGAAGCGCCGAGACCATGCGAACGTGTTCATCTCGGTCGACGGCCTCCAGGCGGTGTTCAATGAACTCGACCGGCTGCGGCTGATGCACGACCGCGAGCGCGACCTTCGCATGGCAGCGGAGGTCCAGGTCCACGAACAGGCGCACAAATTCTTCAAGGAGTTTGTCGAGCGAGATGCCGCCGATGCCGTAGAGCTTCGCAGGCAGCGCGACGAGCTGAAGACGCAAGTCGAGCGGCTGCTCGTCGCCAGAAGGATTCGACATTGACCGACCGCCAGTGGATCGCCGACCTCAATCCCGACGCACTGCTCGCCGACGGCTTCGACGACGCCATCATCGGCGTCGCCGAGCGGTGCGGCCAGCTCCCCACATTGTGCGCCTGGGCGGGCGATGGAACCCCTCTCTTCCTCTGGCGCCTGCCGTGATCTCCGACAGCGAGTGGCGCCTGCTCCAGGCCGACAAGTTCGCCGCCGAGCGGCAGCGCGACGAGGCGATCAGATCAGCCAATTCCTGGCGCCAGGAGGCGAAATGGTTCGAGGCCCAGTGCGGCGAGCTGAAAGCTCAGGTCGACCGCCTGCTGGCCAAGGAGAAGGCCCGCATCGTGCAAGAGCTGATGCGACCGCCAGGGAGTTAAAAGGGTCTGGCAGAGCCTGCCTCTGCGGCAGACGTTGTCGCGGGCGAACACCAAGTCTGCTCATCTCCCTAAACACCGCTCAGCGACGTGCGGTGGAGCCGCCCAGCCCCTCCAGGCGGGCGGCTCATCTGTTTTGCAAGCATGTAGGCGTGTCGGGGCTCAGGCGGGGTTGCCATTGTAAATTCCCTGGCTGTGATCCGTGTCGCGCGTCAGGGAGCCTCTTTCGCCCCGGCCGCCCCCGGTGTCGATCTACCCCCCTGGGTGGGTGCCGGCCCCCTGCCTGCCCTGCCCGCCCTCGACCGCCGATCGGCGCCTCGAGCTCGAGATCCGCGCAGCCTTCAGCTCACTGAGCAATAGGCATATCCTCCTGCCGATACGTTGCCATCGGCAACACAAAGTAGGGACAGAAGTAGGGACAGCCCAAACACCGATCGAGAAAGCTAAGCAATATCAGTCGCTTAGCTCATAGGTATGGCGGACACGGGTTCCGCCCCACTACTCAATCGAGGAAGTCAGGCCTCGGTTCCTGGCTGTCGATCGTCTTCATGGTCGGATCAAACTGCCGCTGCCAGTCAGCCGTGGACAGCTCGACCAGGGTCGTCGGCAGCGGCGCCGGCTTGTGCATGATGACCGCTTCCGACCGATCTATCTGCAATCCCAATAGCTTAGCGATGCCCATCGCGGCGGCGACGGCGGCGCTGGCCTGGGGAGGATCGGCCGCCTGGGCGACTTCGCGCGTCTCTCGGAGCATCTCGATGATGTCGCAAGCCTCCAACATCGAGCGTTGGCGCAGCTCTTCGCGAGCTTCCCTCATCGCACCTTGAACGTTGGCATCTGTCTTGAGCATCCTTGATGCGTTGCTAGTGGCAACAGTACGTGATTGACCGCCAGGGAACCCTGCCTTGCGATATGCATCAGCATAGGTCGCCCCTTTGATCAACGCCTGCACAAACGCCTGCTGCTTTGGTGACAGTCGGATCTCACGCATTGCCCATCTCACTCTCCATTTGACCAAAAGGACCGAAATGCCCGTGACCGAAACCCCCTTAAGGGGGGGGTTTCGGATTTCGGTCACGGGCATTGTCGTCGCGTCCTGCATGTGACCGAAATAGGTTTCGGCCTATTTCGGCCCATTTCGGGTTTTCGGTCCTTTTCAATCCAAAAACCCGCCACCATCGTCCACGATCGTCCACTTGTTGCCGTCGCGGATCACAATGCCCTGGCCGAGCAGCCTGCGCAGGCACTTGGTGACGGCCCGCTTTTCCCAGCCTTCCGTGATGTCCAGGATGTTGCAGATCTCCGTCGGCGTCTCACCGTCGATGTGCGCTGACCGCCTGAGCACGTCGAGGATGGCGTCGGCCCGCGAGCTCGGGCGTCCTGCTGCGACGGTTTCGGTGCGCTCGGCCTGGACGGCGCCGATGCGCTTTGGTGCCAGGGAGGTGGTGCCGTCGGGCAGGGCGATTAAGTCGAGATGGTATTTCTCCTCGGTGCCTGATGGTGCGTCCTTCAGCTTGGTGATCTGGAGCTCGACGTTCATGGTCGGCCACGCCGACATGGTGCGCTTCAGAAAGAGGGTGAAGTCGGCGTTTTGCGATAGGAGATTGGAGCCGCGCGTGCCGCCGCGCTTGTTGGTGTGGTGAACGCCCATGATGGCGGTCGTGTAGATCGCCGCGAGGCGCCGCATCACCGTGTACAGGATGCCCATGTCCTGGGAGGAATTTTCGTCGGAGCCGGTGCTTGCGGTGTTGATGGTGTCGATCACGATGAGGGCGAGCTTGGATGTGTCGGTGACGATGCTGTTGCAGGCTTTGATGAGGCGCTGCACCGACTTCTTGTCCAGGAGATTGATTGACCAGGGGATCAGGTGGAAGCGATCGCCCAAGGTGTCGCGTGTGAGGCCGTGCTGCGTGGCCCAGGCACGCATCCTGAGGGCTGCGCTTTCGATGCCGCCCTCGCCTGCGATGTAGAGCACGATCGCGCCCTGGGGCGCCCGTATGGCGTGGCCCTGCCAATCCTTGAGGCCGGCCGCGATGGCGAGCGCGATCGACTGCGCGATAAACGATTTGAACGTCTGCGTTTCGCCGACCATCAGGCCGAGCGCATTGTCGGGGATCATGCCGTCGATCAGGAACGTGGATCTCGGGATGTCCCACAGATCGGTGGCGTTCCAGACGCGGTCGGTGGGTTGCTTGGCGTCGGGCTCGGGATCTGGGATGTCGCCGTCCCAGAACTCATTGGCCACGTCGATCGGATCGTTGGGCTCTGACTTGCCCTTGGCCAGACCGGATCTGATGGTCGGCCCGATCTCCGCTTCGTCCAGGCCGACCTGGATGGCTGCCTCGGTCAAAAGGGTGGTGATCTCGGCCTCGACCAACAGACCGGCGCCGATGAAGTGACCCAGCTTCACCGCCTGCGTGTTGAGCGTGTTGTTGCGGGTGCCGGGCTTGGCGTTGCAGATCTTGTCATAGGCGTTGCGGCAGGACGCCATCAGGTAGGCGGCGCGGCGCGGTTCTGAGGGGAGCGTGAGATCGTCGAAGTCCCAGGCTGCTTGCTTGAATGTCTCGGGGTCGGGATCTGGCTGCGGCTGGGCGCCTCTGAGCATGTCGATGATGGCCAGCGGGAGCTGCCTCGGCGCGTCGCCGTTCGGATTGTGCATCACCCACCCGCGACCGTCGGGCAATATGGTGCCTGGGGCGATCACATAGCCGCCCTTGCCGCGCACGTTGATGCCCGGTGGCAACGTGCCTTCGCCGTTGCCGTGCGGCGGCACGGTCTGCTCGAACAGATAGTGCTTGCCCTGCGGCGTCTGCACGTAGGGCGCGTTGAGCAGCTCGGGATACTTGACCGCCAGGGCGTTGTAGGCGGCGATGCCGTCGGGCGCGCCAGGGTGCTGGTCTGGATCGAGAATGAGGATGCCGAGCGGCTCGAGCGGCATACCGACCAGGGCGTCGGGCGTTGCGAACCACCATGCATTGATGATCAGCGGGTCGGTGGTCGCCTGCACCGTCCACTTGACGCGCGGCATCGGCTGCTTGGCCCGCCATTTCGGATGCCCGTCATTGTCTGGCGGTCCATCGGCGGGCCGGCAGGGAAAGACGCGCACGCCGTGCGCCGCTAGGTCGAGCGCGACTTGGTGGTTGTGGGAATGGTTGCCGAACTCACGGTCAGGCGATACGTTCATGGCGTCAGTGATCCTTGTCTGGGGATTTCGTCATTGCCGGTTCCATCAAACCACCCGCCGGTGGAACCGGCAATTCTCTACTCGGAGATGGCTGGTGTCAGCCTTTCTTGAGACGCTGCGAGCGGTAGCCCTTGGCCACAATTGGAAGACCGGCGGCCCACGGCTCGGCAGCTTCCACGATCGCGGTGAACTCGGCGAGCGAACCATGCCCTTGCGGGATCTCGCTGATGGCTTCGTCGTGTATCGTGAGCGCCAGGGGATACCCGGCCGCTTCGACCCGTAGCATCGCGTCGGCCAGCAGATCGCGGGCCGTTCCCTGGATGGTGTAGGCGCACAAGATGCCGCCATAGAGCGGCTGTCTCAGCAGCCGCTTGCCTTCGACGCGCAGTGCCGTGACCGTGCGGCGCCGCTCGCGCTGCTCTGGCGGCTTGGTCTTGTCGGCCCAGGGAACCTCGAGCAGCGTGATCTTGGGGTTTGGCCACGCCAGGACGCGGCCCGACGGCAAACGCTGCCACAGCACGCCCTTTGCCAGCAGGAACGTGACCTTGCCGTTGTCGGTCGCCACCTGGGTGCCTGGGTGGTCGACGGCGCCGCGGGCCGCGGCCTCGAGCTGTGACCAGAAGTCGGTGCTGGCCGCGTTGGAGGCGCGCCATCCGAGCTTGGTGAGCTCGCACGCCATCCAGGTATCGCGTGACAGGATGTCCGCGCTACTGTCGCGGCGCTTGGCGCAGTCCGCGTGGCGGCGCTCTGCCCGCTCGATTCGTTCCATTGGAGATGCGGCGAGGAGGGCGGGCAGGGCGACAGCCATCTTGGCGTTGTAGTTGCGCGCCATCTTCATCAATGCGGTGACGCCACCGGCATAACCCATGCTGAGCTCGGCGACCTTGCCGACCTGTCGCTCGGTGCCGCCGTCCTCGATCGTCTCGACCGGCACGCCAAAGATCTGGGCGGCGTTGATCTCGTAGATGCCAGGGCCTTTGCCGGCGTCCTGGGCGCGATAGGCGGCGAGCTTCCAACGCTCGTCGGCGCACCATGCCAGCAGCCTGGATTCGATCGAGCTGAAGTCGGCGGCGACGAAATTGCAGCCTGGGCCTGCAACTATGATCGATCGCAGGCTGTCGGCGACCGCGCGCAGCGGCCATCCATAGCGGAACTCGATCGCCTCGGCGTCGCCGCTCATCAACCAGGGGATCGCCGCCTCGGGGTTCTTCATCAGGCCGCTCGGCCTGGGGAAATTCTGGGGCTGGAGCAGGCGCCCAGCCCAACGTCCGCTGTCGGCGCCCAGAAACTGGAGCAGGCCGCGAGCTCGACCGTCGGCGCAGACGCACAGCTCGGCGGCTTTCAGCTTGGCGACGGAGCTCTTGGCCGCCTCCTGGCGGATCTCGAGCGCATGCCGCACGTTCGGTGGCAGATCGCGCTCGAGCATGTCGTTGATGGCGTGCTTCGCCACCGTGTCCGTCGACATGCCATTGGCGGTCAGCCACGCCGACAGCCTGACCGATTGGCCGACGGCGGTGACCTGACCGCCAGTGGCAACAGCGAGTGCCGCATCGAGGCGGGTCTTCTCGCTGTCGGCGATCCGCTGCATGGCGTCGACCAGATCGAGATCGAGCAGCACGCCGCGGGCGTTGATTTTAGAGTCAAGAAGGTAGAGCCGGCGCTCGCGCTCCGAGAGCGGCAGCAATGTCTTGCGCATCGCCCGTTCCACGACAACGTCCTGGCGGCAATAGGCATACAGGCGCTCGAGCAGGGCAGGATCGTTGGAGCCGCCGGCCTTGGACAGCTTGCGCATCAGCAAGGCGCCCTCATGGTCCTTGCGGTGCTCCAGGCCGATCGCCTCCGCGGCTTCGTCCAGCCCTCTTGGAAGGCTCATCGCGGCAGCCATCGCCATCGTGTCCTCGAACTGCTCGTCGGCCGGCATCGGCCATCCGAACTCGGGGTGCATCCAATGCTCGAAACAGAGTTTTTCGAAACCGACGTTCCAGCCGCTGACAGTGCCGCCGCTGCTGATGTGGTGGGCAAGTGCCTGGGGAGGTTTCTCCCCAGGCACCCAAATGCTGACCGGGCCGTCGTCGATCGCCCAGGCGGCGCACAGTGGGATGGTCGAACTGTGCTCCCAATAGACATGCGCGCCTTGGTGCTTGAGATCGACAGCGGATCTCGATTCGAAGTCGATCGACAGCACCTTGCTCATCAGTCGTCCTGCTCCAGAAACTGGAAAAGCGAGTTGTTGCGATCGATGACGATGTAGTTGAGGAAGCCCCTCTGCCGTGCCAAGCGCAGGCAACGGCCAGGGCTTTCAGGCGCGCACCAGGGCTCGCGATCGATCACGAACTGGTAGAGATCGTCGGCATGGAATTCCTGGCCCCTGTGGGCGTCGTGGAACTCCATGATGTGAGGCAACAGCTTGCCAAAGACGCGAGCACGATCCTCTGGGCTGTCCGAGCGGCGGGCCACGATCATTTGCTCCCATACATCCATCACGCAGCCCTCAATGCCTTGAGCTTGCCGATCATCTTGTTGATCTGCCTGCACGCCTCATCGTGCGACTGGTCCAACAGCACCAGCTCATGCTCGGCCGCGTCGGCCAATTGCTGCATCTCGCTGCGATACCAAGCGATGCGATCGGCCCGCATGCGTTCATGGTCACCCCTGGCTGTTGTCAGGCGAGCCTGCTGGACGCGAAGCAGCCTATCGGCTGCCTCGATGAGCCTCTGCCCGTCCCTGCCCTCTGGCGGTGCCGCCACGTTCGATTCCGCTGCCATCTGAGCCGGGATGGCCTGCGCCGCCCGCTCCATTGCTTGCCTCAGGTTGTCTGGTTCGTTCGTCATGTCGTTTGCTCCATTGTCTGATGCTTCGTCGAATGCTCGCGCTGTTGTGATCCCAAATAGGCTCGCGCGTTTTGCCCATCGGGTAGATTGCGATCAGCTCGCCGCCGATGCGCAATTGCCAGTGCTTCTTGCCGTGCTGTAGCGCCCACGGCAGGCCCTCGAGCTCATCGAGCAGGGCGCGGGGTAACCTGGGCGGTTTTGCTTTGCTTGCCATCAGCGTTTCCCGTGAAACTGCGTCTGCCCGGCCGGCTCCTTCTGGAAGCGCGCCCAGGCGAAATTGTCGAAGCCGTCGGTGTAGCTGCCGGGGATGTCCATCTTCATGCGCCCGATCACCACGATGTCGGTGCAGTAGGCGAGAAACGGCGCCGCCTGCTGGGTGGCAAACCAGTCGAGCGGCAGCAGTAGCCACGTCGGCCGCATCACGCGCAGCTTCTCGATGATCGGCGCCAGCCATTCGTGCGTGTGTGGTGGGTTGGTGACGAACGCCTCTGCCTTGACCCAGTGGAGGTCCAGGCAGTTGAGCCTCACGATGAAGTCGGCGCGAGGCTCGATGTCGCAGGCGCCGATGCAGTGTATTCGGTGCGCCGCGAGATGGCTGATCAGATCCCCCGCCCCTGCGCACGGCTCGAAGAAACGCAAGCCGGGACGCAGGAACGGGATCAGCGGCAGGACAGCCTTGTACGGCGTTGGGTAGAAGTCGTTTGCCTGTTTGGGCCGGCCGCCCTGCCGCTTGCTCATCAGTCGAACAGACCAGCCGCGGCGCCGCCGTTGCCGGCCTTGGGCAGATCGCCATCCCACCACTTCTCGGGATCTACCGTGCCGCCGCCGCCCAGGCGCTCACCGTCACCCGTCTTCCTGAACATGTCGATGCCGAACGAGATGCCCTGACCGCCAGTGGGGTGCGACCAATTGAAGGCATGCAGGACCGCCCAGCCGGTGCAGCCCGAGTAGACCTCGATCTCATCGGCCGGGATGTTCGGATCGAGATAGCGGACGACCGGCGGGTTCTTTTCGCCCGACTGAGGGCGGATGAAGAACTTGCCGGGGCCGAAACCGGCCCACAGCTCGCCGGTGGTGCGGCTGTGTGCCTGGGGGCCGTCGCCGGCCAGGAACGGCATCTTGATGTGGCCAGCCTTGCGCAGTGCCTCGAACTTGTCGCCCCAGGCTTGAGAGGCGACTTCCATCACCGCCTTCTGGAACGCCGTCTTGTCGATCTTATCGTCGAAGATCAGCGTGCAGCCGTACTTGCGCGGCCCGCCTTCGACGACGGACTTGGCCGAGAACAGGCCGCCCCCGAACGCCAGGGTGCAGACCGGGGTCTTGAACTTCGCAGATGCTACAGTTTTGCTCATTTTACAGGCTCCTGTGAGATTGCCAGATTGAAGAATTGATCAACCAGCGACTGTGCTGGCTGGCGGCTCCCCGCCTTCGAACGTCGGACCAGATCCTTCCCGATGATGGGCGTGTGATACAGGCCGGCGATCTTTTCCTTTGCCTTGCCCAGGGTCTTCTCGACCTGGGCGGGCGATTTCAGTTTTTGGGTGAACAGCTCGAGCTCGGAGAGCTTGGTCGCGGTGACGATCGCCTTGGCGGTCTCCTTGTCGGGAGCATTCCACTTGCGATGCCCGTTCTTTTCGACCAGCACCCAACCAGCGAACTGATGCCCGCCCTCGGCGAGCTGGTGGGCGTAGGCGCGCCGCTCAGAGATCCAGTGCTCCATCAGATCCAGCACCTCGAGATCCTGCTCGACGGCGTCTGGCGACATCGTGGAGGTCAGGACAGGCGTGGCGTCGTTCCAGTGTAGATTGACCATCTCCTGGCTCTGCTTGCGCAGGGCTGGGCAGGAACCGGCGGCAGGACAGAACTGGCAATGGTCGCCAGGGTGGAGCCATTGCTCGCCCCACGCCTCGACCTCGCCGGCGTGGAAGTTGGCGAGTGCCGTCACCGATCGATCGATCGCTTTGGCGATATCGTTGGCGAAGTCGATCAGGTCGCTGACGTGCCACTCGATCGAGCGAATGGCGCCGTCGGCGTGTTCGATGCGCGGTTGGATGATCGTCATCTTGACGGTCTTCACCGGCAGCTCAGGGTGCTTCAGGACGGCGCCCAGCCCATAGTGCGGGAGCTGGGTGTTGTCGTGGATCTCGACGACCTTGCCGCGACCGCCCTTGTAGTCGACGATCTCGAGCGTGCGATCGGCAGGCATCCAGACGACGGCGTCTGACGTGCCGCCGGCCTGGAGCTGAAACCCGAGCGGTGAGAGATCGAACTGCTCTTCCAGCCACGTCTGGGCGCCCGGTAGGGCGCCGATGTAGGTGACATAGTCGGCGCAGACCGTCGCCGCGTCGACCATCTCCTCGTCGACCTCGATGTCGTAGCCGTCGCACTTCACGACGGCGCCGAGAAAGCGGACAGGGTTGCTCTTGCTGGCCAGCGACCGCTCGATGATGTCGTGCATCACCGTTCCCCATGCGGCGAAGATCGATGTCTCGCTGAGCAGCTTGCGAGAGTTGATCAGCGTCAGGGCGCCTGGGCAGGCCATGTTGCGCGCCGATGCCGACGCGCTCCATTCCGAGTGTGCTTTGCCCCCTGCCATCACTGCACCGCCTCGCGGCCGAACTCGTTGGTCAGGATCGCCCCTTCCACGGCGGCGATGACGCGGCCCATCTTGCCGGTGTCGTCCTCGGGGATGTCCTTGATGCGGCCGATCGCGGGGCCGTAGATCCGGCCCAGGATGATCGGGCCGTCGATCTGAGCCGCCGCGACGCCGAACTTCTGGACGTACACGTCGAACGCCGAGCGCACCGTCTCCAGCGACACCTTGGCGCTCGACGCCTCGATCGCGGCAGCCGTCTCGATGACGGACGGCTCGGCGCCGTTGCCCTTGTCCTTTGGCTTGCGCGGCGCACGGGTCTTTTTTGCCGGTGCAGGCTCCACGTTGCCGGGGCCGGCCGCTTCGTTGGCGACATCCTTGCCGTTGTCGGCATCAGGGTCGGGCTGGTTGGTCTCAGGAGCTGGTTTGGTCTGAGGCAGCTCATTGCCGAGCTCCTGGACCTTCAGAGCCGCCTGGGTGGCGTTCTGGATGCGCAGATCCAGCACATTGCAGGCGGCAATGCGCAGCTCCTCGAACGAGGCAGCTTCCAGGTGCAGGACCAGATTCGGCCACGGCTTATCATTGTTGTGCATGCTCATTTCCTCACTTGATGACCTTGTTGATTGCAGACCAGAGCGACATCAGTCGGCCCTGGATGATCTCGTCGATGGTGCCTGAAATGAAACAGGTTTCGACGATCGGAGCGCGCCGGTTGTTCAGGTTCACGACGCGCTCAGATGCTTGCTTCATCGCCCCAGGCTGGAAGATCGACTCGACGAACCAAAGCACCTGGGAGGCGCTGAGATCGATCGACTCGCCGGCTGCGGCGATCTGTTGGAGAAAGATTTTCGGCCCGCTCAGGGTGGAGAATTGCTGCACCACCCTGGCGCGATCGTTGAACGGCGTGGCGCCGTCGATGCCGACGACGCCGTGCTCGGCGAGCTCGGAACGCAGGATGTCACCGACATCGCGGTGCCAGTAGCCGAGCACGATGCGATCGAGCCCGCAATTGATCTCCTCATGCACCGCCTCGGCGACGGCACGCGCCTTGACGATGCCGTGCAGATGCATCAGCCGCGCCAGTCCCTTGTCGCTGTAACGCTGGCTGGCCAGGATCTCCTCGATCTCTTCGCGGCTCATGCCGGCCTCGGGGATCTGGTCGGCGTCGTCGGCGATGAGCGGCCGCAACGAGTGCCGTGGCTCGAGGATGCCGATCTGCTCCTGCGTGCGGCGCAATGCGAACCGCTGACCGCCATTGAGACGGGCCTTGAGCTCGCTCTCGTTTTTGCCGCCGATCACCACCCACTTCGAAAACCTGGGCGTCGGCTTGATCAGCTTGCGGACGCAGTAGCGCTCGATGAAGCGCGACAGCGTCATCACGTCGGGCATCCCGTTGTGAGCGGCCAGCAGCTCGGGCGTCAGCGCCCGCATTGCCGGGTAGAGATCCGACAGGTCGTGCGGGATCGGCGTGCCGGTCAGCAGCCAAGTGCGGTCTGCCCTGGCGGTCAGTGCCTTTGTCTGGTCGAGCCCGTGGCCGTCCAGGCGCAGCACGCCGTAAACGGCCTGGGTGCGTTTTGCGGTCGGTGATTTGGCGTAGTGGCTTTCGTCCAGCACCAGCACTTCCCAGCGCTGTGCCAGCAGCTTGGTGCGCAGCATGGCGTTGTTGATGCCCGCCCAGCTCGCGATCACCAGATCGCCGGTGACGGCTTCCTTGGGCGATATGATCTGGATTCTGCGGGGGATGGTCTGGTTGTCGGCGAACGCCTGTCGGATGATGGCTCGGCCGCTGACAGTCGTCACGACCAGGACGCGCTTTGCGCAGATCTTGTCGAGGGCGAGGATTGTGGCGAGCGTTTTGCCGACGCGCGGATCGTCGAACAGGGCCGCGACTTTGCGGGCGGCGAGGTGTTGCCCACCAGCGATTTGGTGCACGTAAGGCTTCAGTTTCATCAGATCCTCATTCTTTCACAGCTAAGAGAGTTGCCAGCGTGCGCTTGTTCAATCGAAAAAGCCACCCCCCGGTCTGCTGATGGTGACAGTGAATTGCGGTTGGTCGGCAAAGCGCTTGTAGACGTGCAGCTCGACGATCTGGCTGTCGTCGACCCAGCAGACCAGATTGAGCGCATCGAGGATCTTGGCGTAGTTGTCGAGATCTGGGCGCCCGGTCGGCATCAGTTCGCCGATGCGTGCCTGCTCCTGTTTCCGCTTCGACCAGCTCTCGGGGATCTTCATCAGGGCGACGACATCGACCGCCAGTGGCCCTTCGAACGGAGCTCGGCCCGCCATCTTGTCCTGCGCCAGGAGCGCCAGCTTGCTTTCGTAGTTGACGGTGCGCTCAGGCGTGAAGGCATGGCCGGTCTTGCGCGCGAAACGGACGCGGCCCTTGGCGACCGGCTGGCCCAGGAGTGTGAGGTGCAAAAGCATGCCTGACGCTACGATTCCGGTGTTGCCGCTGTCAATCCCTATCTGGGGTTGTGTCGGCTGCGGCTGGGTTGCAAGGCGAATACTGGTTGGATGTGCTTTTCTCTACTGTGCCGTTGCCACTGGCAACACTCTAATGCCGAATTTCGACATTGCGGAACCCACGTTTCCTGCGGTTTTGACGGCTGCATCTATGCTGCCACTGTACAGTGCATGGGGCTGAACATCTTGCGGGCTATGGCGTGCAGGGTATAAATTTCTAGCGGTTTCCCAGGCCAGGGAGGCACCGTACAGCGTTTCGGAGCCTCCCAGGTGAAATGCACCACGGGCCTTTTGCAACCGAACTGGCGCCTTTCCCTGGCCGATTTAGAGCCTACTAATAATCTGTCGTTTGGAGCCGCTTTCGCGCAACAATCTATCGCACCAGCACGTAATGGTGGGTGAGCGGGTCTTGCACGATCAGCCGCAAGCGGCCGCGGTCCTCGAGCAGGCGGAACGCCGGTTGGTAGAGGCTGCCGTCGGAGATGTTGAGCCGTGCCTCGTCGGTGGCACTGACTTGACGCAGCACAGTGCTGTCTATGCCGGTCGCTTGGCTCTTTGTTGCCTGACAACCCCAGACCAGGAACGCGATGATGATCAGCACGATGATCGTCAACAGCAGCCCACCAGCTCGCTCAGGTGACATCACGGAGCCCTCTCCTTGCATGCTTCGATCAGTGCCAGCTCGCGCTCATGGACGCGCTCGGCATTGCCCGATGCCGTCAGGTAGATGACCGCCAGGGTGGCAGCCTGGAGGATGACGATCGCCAGCAGGGCGGGTGAGCTTTTCAGCTCGCCGATGGTGTTGGCGATGCGGTCGATCATTCCAGAGCCCTCGTCTCCTCGGCGATCGCCTCGGCGATCCTGAGCTTCAGTCGAGCGTCGTGCTCCTCATGCCAATAGCCGTCGGGCAGGCCGGTCTTGGTGCGGGCGGCGTGATTGACCATGTCGGCCAGCTTGCGGTTGGCGACGGACCAGTCGACGCGCAGGCTGTGCAGGACGTTGTCGGCGGCGCCGCTCATGCCCGCGTCAACCAGACGCCGATCGGCAGCACCGCCAGGAAGGCACCCACCGAGATCCAGAAGCCGATCGGCGCGTCGAGCGCCATCTGGGCGGTCACGATGAAGATGACCATCAGGAGGTTGATCATCGCAGTGCTGGCAGTGACATGCCGCCCAGGCCGAGCAGGGCGTAGATCACGATCACGCAGGCTATGACCACCGAAACGATCTTGAGCAGCTTGTTGAGCGGCGGCGGCACGGGCAGCGTGTCGCAGACCCACCAGATCAGCGACACCAGGATGCAAATGACCAGCAGCGTGACGAGGATCTCGACCATGCCGGTTCTCCTTATGCGGGCGCATCGGCCGGCCGCTTGCCGTTCGGCTTGCCGCTGCCGTTGAGCGCCGGCGCTGTTTCCTGCTGAGCCTGGGCGGCTTCTGCTAGCAGTGCCTCGAGCTCGGTGATCCTCGCCTGCGCCAGGATCAGCTCGACGTGCATGTTGCCGAGCGCCAGTCGCAGATTCTTGTCGATGAATTCCTGGGTGTTCATGGTGCTTTCCTTGCGGTTGGGTCGAGGAGCGTCTGCATCTGCTCCTTGAGGATCTCGATCTCGTCGAGCGCCCACGTCAGAGCTGCCCAAAGGTACGGCGTGCGCCTGCCGTAGTCGATGCCCCACAACTGCGGATCGGGAGGCATGTCCGTGACCTTCGGCTCGATGCTGGTGTCGTCGAGGCGCTCGATGCTCCTGCCGACCGGCAAGTTCATGTCGGGCGGCGACGCGAGGTTCGGATCGACCGCGTAGGAGCGCTGCGCGAACCAGCCGATGGCCTCCTCGCCGGTCGCCTTCCATGTGAAGCCAAGCACCGGGTCGGCGCGGATGATGGCGATGGCTTCCTGCGGATCGTAGTTGGACCTGAACTCCTTCAGCGTCTCGTCGGAGGTGGTGTTGAACGTGGTCGCAGAGGCATTGGTGGTAATGCTGCCGACTTGGCCGTTGTTGTTCATAAAGACGGCAGAAGCGGTAGACGCGGTGAGGGCGTTCGATGTCCTGAGGTAATAGGTGTTCAAAGCGACACCGTTCACGCCCGCCGCCGGGGCGTTGTTGACCTGAAGCAGCACGTTGCTCCAGTCGATAACGCTCGCCGTCAGGGTCAGCCCGGTGCCGACGCCGATGTTGTTGCGGAGGTAGACGGTGCCGTTGCCGTTCGGGCCTGCCGCCCACGCCGTCGCCGACCCGTAGTAGTTGTTGCCCGTCGAGGTGAACGCACTAGCGGTGACCATGACAGCCCCGACCAGATACCCGCTGGAGGGGGTATATTGCAGTACGGTGCCAGCCGCGCCTTCGCTCCTCCAATAGTGTATGGCGGCGTCGAAATAGGCGCGGTTGGGCAGTGTGGCGTGCGTCGCGCCGAATAGGGCGAGCGAGGCTCCGACGCTGGTGCCGTTGCCGCCCGATAGCTGGACTGCGTCATTGGCGGTGGTGTTGTAGATGCTGGCGTTGGCGGCGAGGGCCAGCTTTCCGACATAGATCGCGACGCCGCCGAACGTCGCCGCCAGATTGGAGCGATTGATATACAGCGCCGTCGACACGGTGGAGCCGTCGTCGGCGTACTTGTAGATGTAGAAATTGGTGCCAGCGTCGCCGCCGCTCTCGGCGGCGCTGTCGCCCAGCCGCACGATCCAGCGGGACTTGCCCGCATGCGCGCCATAGATGTCGTTGCTGCCGCCAGCCTTGTCCATGTAGATCAGCGTGCCAACGGCGGCGGTCGACCTCAGATCGAGGCGCGGCGTGCCTGTCGGGGGCGCGATGGCCAGCGCGCCGGTCATGGTGTCGCCAGCCTTGTCGACCTTCCCGGCGAGGTCGGCGGTCAGGTCGTACCAAGCCGCTGACTTGCGGACGTAAGGCTTGCCGTCGTTGGTGGCGTCGAGCATGAAACCCGGCACCGATGTCGTCGCCAGCGCATGCATGCCGAGATTGCCGCGCAGCCCGTGCTGGGCGTCGGTCAGGGTGCCGGTGATCGCGGTGAAGGGGTGCTGGTGCGGATCTGGCGGGAACGTCGCCGGCTTGCCGGTGATGTCCGTCCAGGCACTGGCGCCGCTGGCCCCGGTGTCGCCCTTGTCACCCTTGTCGCCTTTCGGCCCGGTGTCGCCGGTGTCGCCCTTCAGACCTTGCGGCCCTTGTGCTCCTGGCGGTCCTGGCACCGTGCTGGCCGGCCCGGTGGCGCCGGTGGCGCCGGTGGCGCCGGTCGGCCCCTGCGGCCCTGGCACCGTGCTGTCGGCACCCGTCTCGCCGGTCTCGCCCTGCGGCCCCTGAGGCCCTGGCACAGTGCTGTCGGCGCCGGCCGGCCCGACCGGCCCCCTCGGCCCTGGCGGCCCTGGGATCAGCTCTGTGGGCATCGACTGGCTGATGGCGACCAGCCCGACATTGGGCGGCAGACCGCCAGGGGGTGACATCGGCTGCCGCGTCAGTGCGACGACATCTTTGACGACCGTAGTGCCTGGGTGGGTGACAGTGACCTTGGTCATGCTGGCGGCTCGAACTTCACCGGGGTGATGCCGGTCACGGCGTCCTGGGCGACCGGCGCAATGACGACCTCGAACCAACCGAGCGGATTGTAGAGCGTGAAGCGCACCGCCCAGGTGGTGGCGCCGATGGTGATGCGGTCGCCTGCCTCGAGATCCGTGAGCAGTGCCGTCTGGTCGGTTCCAGGCTGCGACTGCGTCGAGATCTTCAGCGTTCCCTGCGCGATGCTGGGGTGAACGATCTGGCCGATCGTCGGGTTGTCGTTGGTCGCCGGCTTCAAATACTCCCAGTTGTCGATCGTCACCGGCAGCGGCAGCTCGATCGTGCCGCTGACGAAGACGCGGCCCTCGGCCAGCGTCTGCATGCCCGCCGAGCTCGACGCCGCCATCGACCACCAACAGACATCGGGCAGCGTGTTGACCGTGGCGGCAGGCAGCGTCAGTTGCACCTCGTTGTCGTCGACCGGCGTGACGGTGAAGCGCGCCAGGATGCCGCCACCCTGGCTGTCCTGCACGACCGCCGATATCGTCGATGTGCCGATGCTGGCCTCGATCGTGCCGGTGGCGTCGACCCAGATGGCGATGTTGAGTACGGCGTCCTGGTCGCGGGTGAAGGTGAGATCGATGGAATCGATCACGTCGACCGGCGCACTGGTCGGCCCGATCGCCGGGGTGACATCGACGACGCCGGTCGCCAACAGCATCAGTTGCTGCTTCACGGTGCCGTAGAGGCGCAGGATGTAGCCGTTGCCGTCCGTCACGCTGTAGGGCGGCAGGATCGCCCTGGCGCGGCCATTGACCACGTCTGTGGTCGGCACGGCATACAGTGCCACCGCACCGCTCGATCGGGCGGTCAGCTCGAGCTGTGCCAGGAGATCGGTGTTGATGGCGTCGCCGAGCTGGTCGAAGAACGACAGCTCGAGGCGCGTCTCGACGCCCGACGGCACGCGCAGCGACAGCGGCGCCGGCTCGATCGGGTTGACGAAGATCAAGGCAGTGGTCGTGCTCATGCAGCCTCCAGCGCCTCGATGCGCGCCATCGCCTCTTGCAGCGCCCTGGTCAGGCCGGCGACGATCGCCAACAGGTTCGGGCTCTGCACCTCGGGGCCGTCCTTGATGCCTGACGCCGCGCTCTCGACCAGATGCGACTGGAGCTCATGCGCCAGGAACCCCCACCGCGGCGTGTCATCCTCGGTCCAGATCTCAAATGCCTTCTGGGTGTAACGGATCGGGTTGAGTGCCTTGATCTTCTCCCAGGTCGACGCCAGCGGCTCGATGTCCTTCTTGATGCGGTGGTCGCAGGCTTGCGGCACGTTGGCGGCGACGCTGCTGTTGACGTACAGGGCGAGCGTCGTGCCGTTCCAGACCGTGTTGAACCAGTACGAGCTGCTGGTGTAGGCGCCGACATAGCCGGCCTTGTTGCGCAGGCCCCAGCCGCCATACAGACCGCCAGTGGCGGCTGCCGCACCGGCGGAAATGAGCATATTGCCTGACGTGTCGAAGATCGTTTCCGATGCCCCACTGGCGGTCGGCCCGTCGGGGCGCAGCCTGATCGAGCCGCCCGCCGTGGCGCTCAGGATGCAGATCGTCGAGACGCTGTCGAAATTCTGGTTCGAGGTGACGGTCACCGCCTGGATGGCGCCGCCGAACGTCGCCAGATGCGTCAGCCGATTGATGAGCAATTCCTGGAACGCCGTCGTGCCGGCATTGATATAGCTGTGGATCGAAAAGTCCGAGCCGACCTTGTCGGTCGCCGTTTCGGCGGTGCTGTTTCCGAGCTGGATCAGCCAACGGTTCTGGCCGTTGCGCTGGCCCCAGATCGCATTGTATTTCTGCACGCCACTGATCGGCAGGCTCTTGCTGAGTGTGATGACGGCATTGCCGCTCTCGTTCTTCGCCGTGAAAAACTCGCGCAGCACGACGGAGACGTAGCGGTTGGTGATCGACGCGACATCGTTGGACGACAGGCGCAGATCGCCGCCGCTGCCGTAGAAGAGCAGAGCACCGAAACCGGGTGCGATCGTGCGCCACTCGTCGCCGTCATAGGACAGGTTGTTGGTCAGCACGCCGCTGCTGCTGTTGATGCGGCCGGCCTCGTCGATGACCACCACATCGGTGAGCAGGCTGGGGGCGCCGTTGGCGACGTTGTTGAAGACCCACCGATTGAGCGATTCGTTCGCCGTCGCCTTGCGCGCCAGGAACGACAGATCCGCGCCGGTCCAGCTCAGGCCGTTGGCGCCGGTCAGCGACGAGAACGTCACGTAACCGTTGGCGTCGGAACCGCTGATGAAGATCGAAGTCGTGAAGGTGCGGAAATTGTCGACGTAGTTCTTGGTGACGGCGTCCTGGGGCTGCGACGGCTGCCCCAGGTTGATCAGCCGATGCGAGTTCATCGGGATGTCGGCGGTCGGCTGCGAGGCACCGTTTTTGGTGATGCAGTTGGACAGGCCGTTGGCGATGTCGTCATCATGCCGATCGTGATTGTCCGAGCGGATCTTGATGTTGGTGCTCGCCTCGTCGACCCAGCTACGGTCGCGATTGAAATTGCCAGAGCCGTCAAAAGGCATCGCCGTCTCCTAACCTGTCGTGCTGTAGCCGGGAACGTCCGAGACATCGGCCTCGACGTGGCCCTTGCCGGTCATCAACCGTATCAGCAGATCGCGGGGGTCCATATTCTGCTTGAGTGCCTGCATGGCGACGCGGAGCTGGAACAACTGCTGTGCGGTCATGCTCGGGTCACTCTTGACCTTGGTCAAGCCTGCATTGCCGACCCACGACGCGGCCTGCCCTGGCGCCGGCTTCAAACCGGATTCCATCGCCAGCATCTTGTAATAGTCCTCCATCGCATAATAGTCGGCGCTGTTGCGCGGCACGTCCTTCCACCATGTCACCGGCAGATCGGAGATATTGCCGCCCTCCTCCTCGAACCGCTTCTGTGCGTTGAACGCCTTGGCGTCCGTGTCGAGCTTGACGCTGGTCTTCAATCCCTGGGGATCGCCGAGATGCATCAACGGCGCCCGCATGGCGTGGGCATCGACCGGCAGATTGGCTATGTTGCCTTTCAAGGCGCCGGCATAACGGGAGGTTTTCGGGTAGTCGATCGGATCGAGCGGCTGGCCGCTTTGCAAGATCGGCATTGCCGCCTTGAATTGGCCCACCTGACCCTTGCTGCCATAGCCGACAGGCGGCGGCGTGGCGAACGACTTGTCCTTGGGATTGGCGAGCGTCTCGGACGGCAGTGTGCCGGTGGTGTCGTGATATTGCCACCGCGAGGCATTGCCGACATTGGTGAGCACCGGCGACTGTGAGCTGGTCGGCCCCATGAAGTCCTGCATGCGGTTGAAGCGGTGCGTGCCAACAGCTTCACTGCCAGAGATGTCGCCCCACAGCAGCCGCGTCGGCTCCATGTTGTACCAATCAGACAACGGCTTGCCGCGCTCGATCGCCGCCATCATCTTTTCCTTGACGGCTGGATCGCTGATCGCCCTCTGGATGACCGGGTCGACCCCCTGACCGCTGACATCGGCGCGCTTGAACACCTCTTGCGGCACGTTCGGCTGGGCGCCCGCGTAAGGCGCGAAGGACTCCTGGACGCGCGCCATCGCTTCATCGAGCTGTTGCTGCTCGCGCTGAGCCTTGGTGGGCGGCTTGGCCGGTTTCGGCAGAGCGAAATTCGACGCCTCTGCCGGCGCCTTCGCCTTTGGCGGCGCCTTCGCCTCTGGCGGTGGTTGGTTGTGTCCCTTGGGCGCCGGTGCCTGTTCCGGCTTTTCCTCGACCTGGACCTTCTTGGCTGCCTCGGCGCGCTTGAGCGCAGCCCGCTTGCCCGCCGGCACGTTGCGCGGCAGCTTCAGTGCGGTGCCGCCGCCGGTGCCGCGCGAATCCTGCACCCGGCCGCCTTTGCCGAACCCGCCGCCTCGGACAATACCGGCGACCTCGTTGCCGAGATCCAGGTCGTCTTTGCTGCCTTTGCGTTCCATCAGCGCGGCCCTCCATCTTGCCGAGCCTGCTCGGCAGCCATAATCGACGCCAACCCAGCTCGAGCTCCTGCCGGGAATACCGGCCCCTGGCGGCGTGCCATTGCCTGCCCGATCTCAGAGCGCAGGAACGCATTGCGCAGCGGCTGCGACAGGGCGGTGCCGACGCCTGCCGCGAGCCCGAGCCCGCCCGCCAGCACCGGCGGCATGCCTGAGACCGCAGCGGCGCCACTGACACCGGCGCCACCCATCAATGCCTGACTGATCTGCCGGCCGAGATCCTCGCGCAGCGATCGGGCGCTGGCAGGGTTGGCTTGCCGCTCCATGATGCCTTGGCCGGCTTCTGCGAGCTCCGTCATCGGCCGATCGCCGCTGGCGACCTCGCGGGTGCCTTCGACGCTCTTGATGCCGGTGCGCAGCGCCGACGGCGTGATGACACCCCTGGCTGCCGTCGGGCTGGATTGCGCCTTGGCCTTCTCGATCGGCAGATAGTCGCGATATTGCTGCCGCACAGTGCGCCAGGAATCCTGCTCGGCCGGTGGCAGATTGCGCTCGACGGCGTCGTCGAGCGCATTCTTCAGATCGACCATCGCCGTGCGCTCGGCGTTGTCTTCAGTCTCGCGGATGATCCTGCCGATTTCGCTGTTGGCTTGCTGGTAGCCCCGGCCGGTGATCCTGCCGCCCTGTTGCTGCGAGTTGTCGAATAGGTCGTTGACGATGCGCTCGACGCGACCGCCAACGAGTGGGTTCTCGCGGTAGCGTGCCACGATGTCGGTCATTTGGTTGAGCAGGGCGTTGTCCATCGGCGCGTTGGAGATCCGCGCCATCCGATCGAACTCGGTTCCCATGCGGTCGAGCTCGGTGCTCATCGCCTCGCGGCTGAACGTGTTGGTGCCTGGAGGAAAGCCGCCCTGCGTGCGGGCAGCCGCCGCGTCGAACGCCGGTCCTTGCTCCTGCAAGGCAGGGACGCCGCCTGCGGCGTTTTCCCTGGATATCAGCGCCTCGTTGCCGGTCGCCTGACCGGCGCTGATCGGCACGCCTTCGCGGTCCAGGATGCGAGCCAGATCCTGGCGGCCGGGTTCGGCCGGGAACGGCCTGGAGGCACGGTTCCACGTCGCCGGCACAGCCATCGAGCCGAGCCCGCCGATCAGCCGGCCGAGCGTCTCGTCGCCCATCGCCTTGCCGATCTCGGCGCCGCCCTCGATGCCGGCGAGCGGCACGCCGACGCGGCTGATCAGGTTGGCGGGCAGTGAGCCGCCGCCCGAGATCAAGCCGGGTGCAAGCAGGCCGGCGGTCTGGGCGATCTGGCCGCCACGGGTCTTTGGCTGGTAGCGGCTGGCTTCCTCGATGCCCTGGGGCAGGCCCGCCTCGGTCAGCAGCTCGGTGTTCTGCTGGCGCACCTCGCCAGAGTTTGGCAGCAAGCGGTCCTTGTCCCATTCGGCCTGCTTGGCGGCGATCTCCTCGGGCGTGTAGCCGAGCTGTGCCATCACCTTGCCCGCGACATAGGATTCCATGTCGAAGATGTTGCCGCCCATGCCCGACAGTGCCTCGGCGCCGGTGCGCGGCAGGCCCAGGATCGTCTGGCCGATGTCCGACATCGTGCTCGGCTGCTCGTATTTCTTCTGGATCGTGTCGAGATCCATCGGCCCGCCACCAGATGGTTGCAGCTTGTTGGCGCCGCCGGCGCCTTCCTCGCCGGTCTTCTGGACCTTCGAATAGCGCGCCATGATGTCCTGGATAGTGTCAGCCATCACGGCACTCCTGGAACTTTACGCCTCGGCGTGTTGACCTTGATGTATTCCATCATTTTCGCCTGCCCTTCGGCCGTCAGCAGATTCCAGTTTTCCTCCTTCGGATATTCGACATCAGCCGGCCAATTGGCAGGCTTGGGCGGGTAAGGAATCGCGACTGGATCTGGCGTCTCCTCTGGAGCCGGCACGTCGGGATCTGGCACCGCTGGCGCAGCCTCTGGCGGCGTCCACGGTACGAACTCAGCCAGCGGCGGTACGACATCGTTCGGATCGACCTTGTGGCGGGTGGCGACATCGCTGATCCAGTCGTGCTGGCTCTTGGCCTGATCGTAGTAGCTCTGCACGCGGAAGCCGGCCTGCGTCATAATCGCCTTGCGCGTGGCGTCGTCGAGCGATCCCCTGCTCTTGAGTGTGTTCAGCCAGCCATTGATCTGGCCGATCATGCCACCGGTCATGCTGGCACTGTCGACCTCGGTGTCGCGCACGACGGAGTTCGGATCGAGCAGCTTGGCCCAGCCGACGATCATATCGTAATCGGCCGCGCCCTTGCCCTCGGTGGCGGCCTTTGGGCTGAGCGCGATCTGCGCCGATTTCACCATCGACTGCCAGGACTGACTGGCGGTCGTGTAGAGACTGGCGGCCTTGGTGTAGTCGTCGGCGCGAGCGGCGATATCGGACGGCTTCCAGGCACTGCTGTCGGTGCCGCCGCCGACCTTCTTCTGCTCGCCGGTGACAGTGTTCTGGAACCACTGGCCGTTCTCGCCCTCGGGCGTCGGAATCGCCGTCCAGTTCTCCTGCTTGCCCGCCGCCAACTGCCGAGCTGCCTCGAGATCCATGATGTGGGCGCCGAGCTCAGGCTCGTATTGGTAGACGTTGCCGATCTCCTCGGGCGACCACGGCTGGCCGGCTGCGTGGCCGCTGATCAGCTCGGCGAGCTTGGTGCGCGCATTGCGCTCCTGGCCGGCGGCGGCGTTCTGCTGGAGCGTGTTGACCAGGGTGTTGGCGAGATAGCTCGCGCCCTGCCACCCTGACCGCATGTTGCCGACGCTCGGCAGCTCGGGCGCGTTCTGCTGGAGCGACGCCTGCCGTGCCTGGAGCGCCTTGATGGTGTCGCCGCCATATGGGCTGAAACTGACTGATTTAACCAATCTGGCCTCCCCCGCCTGCCGATGGGAACAGCTTGCCGCTGTTGAGCGCCATCAGGGCGGCAATCAGTTGCTGGCGCTGGCCGGCCTGCGCTTGCGGGTCGACCGACGCGATCGGCGGCAGCATCATCGACGGCGGGTTCGGCACGTTGCCGATCTGCGTGCCGCCCTGGCCGCGAGCTCCGAGCTTGCCGACGGCGGCGCCGACGCCTGCCAACGGGTTCCTGTAGGGCGGCGTGATCTTCACCGGCGGCGCCGCTGGCGTGCCGAGCCCGGTGCCGCCGAAATGCGACGCGCCCTCGCCAGGACCGCCATAGCCTGCGTCGACCGTCACGGCTGGTGCCTTGGGCAAGTCATACGGGCTGCCTGGGAGCTTGCTGCCGATCGGCTGGCCCGAATGAGGGCTGTCGTCGCGGGCGCTCCCTACGCTGCTCTCTCGCAGCCTGTAGACATCGCTGGAGACCGGCAATGCCACCTCGGCGCCGGTGCCTGCGCCGGTGTTGGCGGCCCACGGGTCGCCCTTCCAGCCGTGCCACTGGCCGAGACCTTCCTTCTTCATCACGTCCAGCCCGAATTTGAGGGCCTGGAACGCCTGGGCAGGATCTCGGGGATCGATGCCCGCCTCGAGGGCGCGCTGGCCGACGCCGCCGTTGATGTTGAGCTGGAGCGGCCCATAGGACTGCTCCTGCGCCGCCGTGCCGGCGCCACCAATCAGGCTCTGCCGCGTCAGGTTTTCCAGGCTCGATGCACCGCCTTCCGACATCACGACTTGCATGACGATGTCGGGGCTCAGGCCGATCGAGGCGGAATACTCGCGAATGAACTGCTCTGCCGGTGTCACGCCTGCATCCCTCCATTGAGCTGCATCAGCGCCAGTGCCAGCGCCTTGCGCTTGGCGATCGCCGGGTCGGGCTGCATCGGCATCGATGCCGCGGCCGGTGCCGGGTTCGGCACGTTGTCGATCGGCGTGTTGTGCCGCGGCGGCGGCCCGCCGAGATCCGCGACGGCGCCGCTGACGCCCGCCATCGGGTTCGGTGCCGTCGTGACGCCGCTGGCGACCACCTGTCCACCGGGCAGATCGTAGGGCTTGCTGCCGGTCGGGGTGATCGGCGCACTGCCGCTGGCGCCGAACGCCTCGCGCAGCCATGCAGGCGTGTTCTTGCCGCTGCCGCCGGCGCCCCAGGTCGCCTCTGGCCCGAAACCGATGTGGACGCTCCCAGGCTGCATGTAGCCTTCGCCGGCACCGACGCCGGTGACGCCGCGCTCGCGAGCTCGCCGCACGATCTCCTGGTATGTCGGAATGTCGGCAGGGTTGCGCCAATCCAGGCGCCTGCCGCCCTTGCTGAAAAACACATCCCCGGCGCCGCCGTCGTCGTGGCGGTGCGAGCCGGTCCTGTTCGGCCCGCTCGACGGCTGGCCGCCTGAGAACACCTCCATGTCGATGCCCATCTCGGGCAGGAAACTCAGGGCGCCGACCAGCCTCGAGCTGAGCGGCTGCGAGCGCACGCCTCCGTTGGAGTATTTCAGCCAACCAGCCATCAGAAGAAGCTGCCCCTCCCGCCCATGCCACCCTCGCTGGCGCTGCCCCAACCACCGCCCCTGCCGCCGCCATTGCTGGAGCCGCCCAGGCCCAAGGCTTCGCCGATGCGGCCCCATCCACCGCCAGTGGAGCTGCCCCATCCGCCGTTGCCCCAGCCGGGGTTGCTGGTGCCGCCTGCACCAGGATTGCCAAAGGTGCCTCGGCTGTTGCCGCCATTGCCGCCGCCACCCCAGCCGCCGCCGTTCCTGCCGCCTTCGCTCCAGGCACTGTTGCCGCCGCCTGGGTAGTAAATGCCGTTTGTGCTGTTGCCGCCGCCGTTGATGACATTGGCCAGTTGCACCCTGGGCGGCGGTGGCGGCGGTGGCGTCGCCCACAGACGGCCAATGGCTTCCGTCGCCCCTGGCGGCGTGACCGGGATCTCCCAACGGCCTTTGGCGGTCCTCTGCGCGTCGGTCCAGGCGGCGGTGTTAGCCACGCCAGGGTGCACCGACAGCTCTTTCGGCACCTGGAACAGCCCGGTCTTCTGCATGAAGGTTGAATCGACAGGACCAGCCATCTTGCTCTCCTACGCGAACAGGTTGCCGAACAGGCTGCCGCCGCCGGTCATCGGCGCCCCGAGCAGGCCGATCGCGGCGCCGCCCAGGCCGAACAGCCCTTGCATCTTCGCCGCGGCGTTCTGGCTCTCGATGTCGTGGCTGCCGTAGATGTACTGGCCGATCGGCGCCGCCGCGACTTGCGGCGAGCTGTACGGCTGGAATTGCGGCAGGCTCACCTGGGAACCCGACATCAGTGCCGAGATCTCGTTGATCGGTGCATTGCGCAGGAACGCCTTCTCCTGCAACTGGCCGCCGCGCATGGTGTTCATGGCGTCGGCGTAGGCGGCCCATTCCTGGGCCTTCTGCGCCTCGGCGGTGTTGAATGCGCCCTGAGCTCGGCGGCTTTCCTCGCCGCTGCCCAGGTACGCCTGCCGGGAGGCTTCGGCGAAAGCATCCTCGCGGCCCTGCTGGACGGTGCCGAACCCCTGGCTGCCGGGTGCCAGACCGCGGTTGGCGAGCGTGGCGTCCTCGGCCGCCTGCTGTGGCGCATGGGCGCGGCCATAGGACGCCATCATGGCTTCCTCGATGCCCTGGCGGTCTGTCCTGCCGGTGTCCTGGCGGATCTCCCCAGGCTTGCGATACGACTGCCAGTCGGTGATGCCGGTGGTGTCGAGATTCTTGCCGAGCAGTCCCTGGAGGCGAGCCGACTGGCTGACGCCTAGATTGCCCAGGTTGGTCTGCATCTGGTTCTGGAGCTTGAGCAGCTCCTGCTGTTCGGGCGACAGCTTGATCTCGCGCTGCTGGCGCGGAACCATCTGCGTCTTGCCGTCGATCGTCACCGGCTCGTAGCCGATCGTCTTGTAGTTCACCGAGCCGTAGGGATTGATCTCGTTGGCGTTGCCGATGATGGCGCTCGACCATGCACCTTGCAAATTTGCATTGCTCTGCGCCGCCGCGACCTCGTAAGGATCTGGCGTCTTAGGAAATTTGCCCATTGGCGACCTCGGCAACATGAGTGCGACGCGACAGCCTGCCTTTTGGGCGTGGCTTGATCCTAAGCCAGCGACAGGTCTCCTTGGTCATGCCGAGCACGTAGGCGTCGCGATACCCATCGAGCGCGAGCTTCTGATACCCTTCGACCTCGAACCCCATTTTCATGGCCTGCTCGATCGCCCGCTTGTTGGTCGGGTCGATCCTGGCGGTGATGCGCCGCGCCGTGCTGAACAGAGCGACAAACACCGCGTGCATGACGCGCCAGGACAGGCAGCCAGGGTCGGCGATCGCCACCACAAATTCAGCGTCGAACCAAGATTTGAATTCGCATGCAAGCGCACCAACGACGGCGCCGTGATCGTTACGCGCAGACGCGCAAAACCAGTCCGCCCGGTCGAAATCGACCGAGCGGAAGTCGACGCCCGTCTCCCCACTGAGGAAGGCGACCGCGTCGGCGTCGAGAGGGTCGAAGCTAACCAAGGGCTGCTCCAGTCTCGTAAATCAGGTCAAAGCCGGTGACCGAGAATTCGCAGTCCTTGATCGACGCGGTCAGGCGGATGGCGCCGACGCGGCCCATGCGGCCGACGCCGTTCCAGGCACTGTTGGGGAACGGGCCTGCGGCCCAATAGTCGACATCCCAGGTGGCGACATCCCAGACGGCGCCGCTCTGCTGGAACGTCACGTCGGGGATGTTCTCGGCCTTCGAGAAATCATAGTCGCACTTGATGTCGACGACCGGCTGGATCTCGCCGTCGGACGTGAAGTAGGTTTTCACCATCTTGAAATGCTTGACGCCGGGGGTCTTGTACTGGCTCCACGCCATCTGCAAATCGACCGTGATCGCCTGCCCGTTGTCGTTCAGGAAATTGGTGTGGCCGATGTTGATGTTGCCCTTGTCGTCACCGAACCACATGTAAGGATAGACCCACGCCCAACAGCGTGCGGGCAGGCCGTTGAACTCCGACCACACCGGCTTGGGCATGTGCCGCACCATCTGGTGATAGATGTTCGGGGCGCCTTGGGGGATGTTGCAGAACAAGCGCCCGCTCTGCGGGTTGAGGATCGCCTGCCATCCAGGCTTGTCGGCCGCCCTGGTGGCGTCCTTCGTGAACACCGACAGCACCGACTTGTCGACTTGGCCGAGCTGCTCGGACTCGGCCTTCATCAGCGTCGACATCGGCACCAAGCCGGTGGAGATCAGCACGTAGAGCTCGCCGCCATAGTTGACGATCGCGTGCTTGCTCATCGGTGCGTCGAAGCGGAAAACGCCTTTGATCGCGAAGTCGGTGTCAGGGTTGCTGCCGTTGTAGATCAGGCACTCGCCGTTCGACGTGAATATGCACAGCATGTCGTCGATGCCGGTGCCGCCATCGACGCTCCAGGTGAACATCGCCTTGATGTAGCCGCCGCGCTTGAAATAGGCGTTGAGCGGCAGGATCTTCACCTCGCCGCTCTTCTGCTGGATCGGCAGATAGTAGATCGCGAGATTGCTCGCATCGGCGAGGAAAAGCCGGTTCATGTGAGCGACGACGATGTGGAAATTGTTCGGCGTCATCCAAGGCGCCGACGCTGGTGCCGTGACCAGCTCCTTGGCGACGCCGGTGCTCGGCGGATCTGCGGTGACGCCGGTGGGCGCCGTGAGAGCGGTGGTGCCGGTCAGGTCGACGCCGACCAGTTTGAAGGCATTGGCGACCGGCGCGTTCACCTGGGAGATCGCATGGTAGCCGTTGGCTGCCGCATGGGCGGTGTCGGCACCAGCGATCAGCACGATCTGGCCCTCGTAGAATTTCGCGATGTCAGTGTTCGCGACGGTGACCTGTGCCGGGTTGGTGTTCGACAGGGCGGTGACCGTCACGGCTGGATGGTCGACCGACGGCAGGATCGAGCCGTCCCAGCTCCAAACGCCGTCCACGCCGTTGCACATGACGGTGTAGTCCTGCTGGCTCAGGTTCGAGAACGCCGTCCAGTGCCAGTCGCCGCCATTGAAGCCGGCCTTGATCAGCACGCCGGTCTCGGCGTTGAAAAGGCTGTCGTTGGTCGCCGCCATCAGCTTCGGTGCGGCGCCGTGCCAGGGGATCAGGTGCCAGATCGGAATTTTTGGCTCGAGCAGCGGCGGCACGATGGCGGTGACGCCGACCGTCTGTGGAGCGCTGCCGAGCGACGTGTCGACGTTCACCAGGGTGAAGGTGTTGGCTGGCGTGCCGACGCTGGTGATGACGTGCCTGCCGTTGGCGGCCAGCATGTTGGCGTTGGCGACGCCGCTGATCGAGATGGTCTGGCCGTTGGCGAACTTGCCGATGTCGCCGGCCGCGACCGTGCAGACGCACGGGTTGGAGTTCTTCACCGACGTGATGTTGACGATCGTCGATGTGATGACGGACGCCCTGCGATAGCCGCCGCGCATCGTGATGCGATCGTCGTCGACCACGAAATTGGTCAGCAGCACTGCCGTGAGTGGATCTCCGACATTGGTCTTGGTGGCGAGGTTGAGACCCTTGAGCGGCGGCGACAGGTGAGCGATCTGCGCTACGTCCTTCTTCACCTGGGCGGGGCGGGGCTCGATGTAGCGGGACGGGAGCATCCTCATAGGTCGCGGTCGACCTCCTCGTCGAGATCGAGCACGCGGCCATTGACGATGCCGGCGAGCTTGTTGAGCCGCGATGAGAAATCGCGCAGCTCCTCGCCGAACTCCAGGCCCTTGGCCTTCAGGAAGCGGAACTTCAGGCCGTTGATCGCCAGTCGCTTGTCGAACAGCACCAGATCGTCGTCGGCGGTGAATTCGGCCTTCTTCACGCCGTTGCGATCGGCGATCCAGATGCCATCGCCGAGCGAGCGCTTGTACGGCTCCTCGAGCAGGATCTCGTCGGCGACCGCATAGAGCAGCGCCACCATCTGCACGATGTCCTGGTCGCGCGTGTTGACCGCGTTGCTCACTGGCGACTGGGCAATGCCCAGCTCCATCGAGGCATCGCTGACCAGCTTGTTGATGGTGGCGAGCTTTGGCATGTCAGGCAGCCTGGGGCTGACGCATCTGGCCGATGATGGCGTTCTGCGCGGTGACCGTGGCGTTCGCTTCCTTGAGCTCGAGCTGGAGCTGGTCGCGCTGCGCGGTCAGCTCATGGATGATCGCCTCGAACTTGCCGACCTTGCCCTGCATGGCGACCAATTTCTTCGCCCTGGCGGCCAGCTCCATTACAGGGGGCGGAAGTTTTGCGGTCTTCTTGTCGGCGAGCTCGGCGAGCTGCTCGACGGTGACGATGTCGCGGATGATCAGCGTCTGGAGATCGGTCGCCGAGATGACCGGCCAGAGGCTGAGCGGGTAGCCCTTGATCGAAATGTCGTGGACCTTGCGGGTCTTTTGGAAGTGCCTCCAGGCGTCGTGGAATTGCTCCTGGTCATCTTCGGTGGCTACATCCTCGACCATCAGCAGCGGCGGCTTCGCCTTGCGCAGCATGATCACCTGTTCGTAGAGCGGCAGGCCGTCCTCACCGATTCCGGTCTGCTTCCAGGATTCGTAGAAGGTAACGAGAGCGTCGACTTGGTCTTGCATCGGTTGCGGTTCCTTTGCGGTTGAAAAAGCCTCGGCCGCCGGTTGGGAGCGGCCGAGTAGTTGGGGTCAAACGATCAGGCGCCCGACAGCGTCAGCCGGCCCTGGAGCGCACGATTGGCCAGGGTGAGCGTTCCCATGAACCCGATATGCCGGGTGATGGCGTCCATGTCGGGGGTCTTTTCGGGGAGATCGAGCTGCTCGAAATTGTAGCCGCTATAGATCTCGAACTTGAGGTATTTGGTGTTGAGATAGAAGGCGCCGGGGTTGGTCGCGGGCGCCGAGCCGAGCCCGGTTGCAGGGCTGTCGTAGACGATCGCCGCCTGCTTGTATTTCAGCGTCTCGAAACCCAGGCTGCCGAGCTTGGCGTCGGCATAGCGCTGATTTTCCTGGAGCCCGCTCTCGTAGGTCGAATAGACCTCGCCGTCGGCGGTGATCAGGTCGGGATGCTCGGTGCCGCGGGTCAGCTTCAGCCACAGCGCGTTCATCGCGGCCTTGAGGGCCGGATATTGCAGGCCGGTAGCGCGGACCACGTCCTGGGTCTGGTTCTTCCAGAACGTCCAGGTGCCGCTGTCGATGCCGCCGACGATGCCACCGCCAGTCGGTGACACCATCGCCTTCAGTCCGACGAACGATTTGGCCACGGTGCCGTCGCCATAGACAGCCTTCGTGACGTTGTTCGACATCGTGTTCTCGGCGTTCGTCATTTTTCCCTCAAGCAAGTTGAGGATGCGTTCACGCGAGCGGTTCTTGGCGAGGGTGGGGCCGTCCAGGGTGAGCGAGGCGACCGCGTTGGCGGGGGAATAGTCCGCCTCGGAGATGGTCTCCTTCAGGGCGCGGCTCAGGAGATCCGTGCCGGTGTACCAAGCGAAGGTTTCCTCCGCGTAGGTGAGCGGCGTGCTGATGACCTTGCCGCCTTCGACGACGCGCGTCCTGCCGTTCATCTTGAGCAGGGCGGTGAGCGCATTGGAGTTCGTGACGTTGTCGGCGAACTCCTTGTGGTAGTTGTTGATGGTAGTCGTCACCAGATTGGTGATGCCAGCAATTGGCTCGGGCATGTTAGGCTCCTGTCAGGGAGCCTCTTCCAGGCTCCCGATTAATTGATGCCGGCCTCGTCGGCAGCCGCTTCCAGGGTAGCGCGCAGGCTCTTCTTTTCACCGGCTCCATTCGCTGTGGTCGAGACGGGTGCCGTCCGACCGCGAATGTTGCCCTTGGCAGCCAATGCGGCTCTTTGGTTGGCGGCGTGCTGCTCGGCGGTGAGCCTCCCAGCTTGCTGCATCTCCTCGTAGACCGCGTCGTTCATGCGACATGCCCGTTTGTAGGCGTCGGCCATGTCCCGCTTGGGATTGGCCTGGAACAACTCTTTCAGTTCCTCGATGACGCGGTCGAAATATGGATGGAGCTTGCGCCCCTGGCCGTCGACCGCTTCAGCGAATGAATTGACGTAGTCTTCCGTCGCCCCTTGGACAGCAGTCTGCCTCTCGGCTTGCTGCTGGTTGACCATCGCCTGAAATTGGCTGCGTAAAGCCTGTTGCTCCTGTGTCGTTCTGCTGAGCGTGTCGGCGAGAAAACGAATAGCCGGGTGCTTGAGCTCTTCCGCTGTGAGAGCCGGCGCGCCCGACTGACCTGGGGCCGCTGTAGCTGGGTCAATTTGCGCCCGTCGCGCGATCTCCTGGACGGTGGCAAGCCTGACGCGGGGATCTGGATGCATGATCCCCAGGTGGAAGCGCGCCCATTGGTCGATAGCCTCGGACGGGCTGGCTTGCGCCGTTTTCAGCGATTCCACCATTTGCGGATGCTGGAAGATCGGCGCGACCGTCTGCACGAAAGTGACTGCTTGCGCAGCGGCCTGCGTTTTCTGAGTGTAATCGCGCTCCATCTCGGAATAGCGACGAACGAACAGCTCTTTGCCGCCCGGTGTCAGTTCCCCGAATGTCTTGCGATCTGCCTCAGGCCAGTGTGGCGGCAGCTCAATGCTCTTCCCCTGTTCGGGAGCTGGTTGAGCGGGCTTTTCTTCACTGGTTTGAACTTCTGGCGGGGCTGGGACGGGCTTTGCGACCGCGTCTGCTTCTCCCGGCTCCGCTGCCGTTTCCCTGGCAACGAAGCGGCCACTAGCATCACGCGCTCTGACGGTTTCGTCAACGGGTGGCGTTTCGGTGGTTTCGTCAGCGGCTGCGTCACTGTCCAGCAGCTCGTCGTAAACCGCTTCGGCGACCTCCCTGACGGAGCGCGGTGCGGGTGCCGGTTCAACTGTCGCTGGCGATGGCTGCGGCGGCTTCGATGATTGATCGCTCATGGCGTTTCTTCTTTCGCTGTTCGAACGGCTTGCGCGGCAGATCTCGAGGATCTACGGCGCCGGCGGCGTCCATGTCCCTGTCGCGGTCGCGCCAGGATGTGATCTCCTTGCCCGTGATCGGCGATTCAAACGCCTCGATCCGAGAGATCATCGGGCAGGGATAAGTCGACCGGCTGGTCTGCGTCGGTGGTGCGTCTCGCTTTGCGATCAGCTTCCCGTTTCTCATCACGTAGACGCTCATTGCGGCTCCTGGCATCGATGTTCGTGTGCAGCATCGTGATGTGCGGCAGTGTGACCGGGTTGCTCATTCGAGTGCTGCCTTCCTGGCCAATATGATTGCGACCTCGATCATCTCGGCCGCGCGCCGCATGCGCGGCGTCTGGAAAACGTGTTCCTGATGCTCTCCAGGCTCGATCGAGCCCTCAGCATAGTGCATTGCCTCGAGCAGCCGCTCGCCGGTCTCGCGGATGGCGTCGAGATGTACTTGCTGCCGTTCGGTGATCGGCAGGCCGGTCTCGAAATTGATCGCGACCGCCAGAGGCGGTCGCGTGTCGCGCGGCGTGATCATTCCATCGGCCGCTTGGTCGCCGCCTTGACCGCCCAGTGGCAGGCACTCTCGATCTCGGTCTGCGCCTGCGCCTTCAGGCGGCGGATCTCGCCCTCGCCCTGGTCGGGGATGGTCTCGATGTAGTCGATCGCCTCGGCGCCGACGCGCTTGATGGCGTCGACCATCTCATTGCCGCTCGGGTTGAAATTGATGCCGACGCGATATTCGCCCTTGGTCATTGCACCACTCCCCAATCATCGGCCAGCAGATCCGTCTGCGAGCACAGCCACGGCACCAGATCGCCCTGCGCCGTCGACATGTAGACGTAAGGCAGCGACATCTTCGAGTGCGCGTCGGGGATTTGCAGCTCCAACCACATGCCCTTGCCGTTCCAGCCTTCGCGAGAGACCTTGTGGCCCTCCTTGAGGCTCTGCACCGCTTCACCGATATTCATGCGCTTTCTCCTATTGTTGACCCAGAATTCACCGCCTCTTATCGGGCCGGTGCCGACGCCGATCGCCTGGGGATTCAAGCCGGCAAAGGCTTCCAGGCGATCGACCATTTCCTGGCGCCAGCTCCTCGCTCGCGCTCTCACCAGATCCACCCTCCAACCCACTACAGTGCAGCTCCTGAAATTCGCGAAAACCGCGAATTTTGACGCCTCAGGTGTACGTGAAGTTGACCGCGCCGCTTGCCACGCTGTGATCCCAGGCGATGAACGTAATGGTGCCGGGAACCGACACCTCTGGATGCATCAGCACCACCATCTTGGTCGGGCTTGCGTACTGCACGTTCTGCGCATCGGCGCCGCCGATTTGCAGCTTAGTCCACTGGGTGAAGTTGGTGCCGGTGACAACCACTGTCAGCGGACCAGGGCTGCCTGCCACCGCCGTGTTCGGTGCAAGGCTGGCGATCGTCGGCGCCGCCGGCATTGCCTTCGAATACGGATCTCTCGGCCCGATCCAGCCGCGCGGTGCCGTGACATCAACCGCCATCACGTAATCAGGATCGCCTGCGACCGCATTTGGCGGCACGGCCCCCGGCAGCTTGGCCTTGTCGTCCTGGTTGCGCGGCGTGTAGTCGCCGATGCCTCGGTCATCGACCAGCACGGCCGATTTGGAGAGGTAGACATCGTCACCATAAACGCCGCCGTCATAGGTGAAGACCGGCACATAGGCCGGCTTCACCATCGCAGCGGTGATCGGGCTGGGGTATCTCTGGCCCATTGGAGCCTCCTTAGCTGTCAGCCGTCGGATATGGCTGCGTCCTGGCGATGTCGAGCACCTCGGCCGGCACCGGGTCGACAGGAGGGGTGACGGGATCTGCCGGCCCCTTCTCCTGCTCGGTCAGGTAGGCGTCGGCGGGCAGGCCGGTGGTGGTCGTCGCCGTCGGCACTTCCTTGGGCGCCGGCTTGGTGTAGCCGCGGCTGCCGTCGTCCTCGTCGAGATCTTTATGCTTGGCCATATGAGCCTCCTCAGATGTTCATTTGCGGTGCGGGTGGAGGACCGCCATTGGAGCGGGAAACGCCCGACGGCGGGATGTTCGGCCGCCCTGGCGGCGGCCCGACGCCGGGAACCCCCGGCTTGTTCGGCGGTGCGCCGGCGCCCTGCGGCGGCGGCGGCCCTGGCGGCGGCGGCGGCACCATCGGCATGCCTTGCGGCATCGCCTTCACCTGAGCCTGGAAGTCGTTGATGAGCTGCACGACGCCGCGGCTGTACGGCACCGGGTGCAGGCTCATCTTGAGCAGCTCGAGCCCGAGCTGGATGGTTTGCTGTGGCGGCATCAGGCCGGTCATCAGCATGCCCTGGATGCCCTGCATGACCATCTGCACGGCCTGCATGACCATCGCGATGCCTTGCTGCTCGGCCTGGAGATCCGGCACGACAGTGGAATCGGTCTCGATGTCGATCGCGCAGATCCGCATGAAGTCGGAGCGCAGGATCGCCATCACGCTGGGGGTGATGTCCTCGCCGGTCATCTGGCTGAGCGTTTCGGCGTCGAAATTCTTGCAGATGATCTCGGCCTTGATGCGCAGGAGATCGCGCGCGAAATTTGCGGCCGCTGCCTTCTGATCCTCCAGGCGCGACATGCCCATCGAGCCCTTGATGCGCTGCGCCGTCGCCGTCTCGGTCGCCCTGGTGGCGCCGCGCATGATGTCCGAGATGCCCATGATCTCGTAGATCGCCTGCTTGATCTGATCGCGTGCCATGTAGAGCTGCTGGAGCGCCTGCACATAGATCTCGATCGGCACCATCCAGATGTGGTTCTGGAGGCCGCCGTTGAGCATGTCGACGCCGTCGACCGGGATCATTTTACCGTCGTCGGCGGTCAGCAGATCGGCGATGTCGCGGCTCGCCGAATTGTAGGCGCCGCGCGCCTTGATCTTCTTGGTCAGGGCGCTGATGCGGGCGCTGGTCTCGTCGAGATCGCCGGCCAGCTTGGCGTAGAGATCATAGTAGGGGCGCGGAATCCTGGTGTCGGTGGTCGTCACCGCGAGTATCGGCATCGGCGTCGGATAGAAGCCGGTGAGCTGGTAGGCGTCGGGGTCGACGCGCATGACGACGCCACCGGCGTCGCGCACGAACCAGATCACCTCGCGGCTGACGCGGCTCCAGATCTCCCACGCCATCATCTTCTTGACGTGGTCGCCGAGCTTGCTCGCGCTCTTCAGTGCCGGCCCGCCGCCGACAGGCGCCTTGGCGGCCGATTCGTCGGTCCATCGGAACAGCTCGCCGAGCCGGTTCTCGCTCTTCATCTTGTCGTATTGCGGCGAGCCCGCGAACTCCTGTTCGGTCTGTTCCTTGGTGAACAGATGCCGGAACGCGATCCAGTCCATGTCGGACGCGGCGCGGGTCGCATCGCAGAGGAAGTCCTCCCAATAGACGTATTCGTCGGTGGTCTCCTCCCAGACCTTCACGTCCTCCATCGGCGGGCCGCCGTTGTCGCCCATGCCGGCGATCGGCTCGGCGCCGAGCTCGGGGCCTTCCCCAGGCTCGGGCTTTTTCGGCCGCTTCTCCATCTGCGGCTTCCAGCGGACGCGGCACAGACCTCTGCCTGGGAGCAAAACGTCCTTGATCGCCATCTTGATCGCCTCGGACGACGCATCGTCCTCCTGCACGACCTCGAGCGCCTTCTGCATGACGCTGGCGGCGGTCTCGATGTCGCTTTGCAGCGGCTTGCTCGGGCCGGCCGGGAGCTGACCCATCATAAACGGCGGTGGACCGCTGGGTGCACCCATCATCGGCGCCGTCGCGCCTCCAAGGTCGCCCAGCGGTCCTCCCATGCCACCCTCAGGCGGCATTCCTGGGCCGCCGATGGGCGGGCTTAGGGGCATACCCATCGGCGGCGGCCCCATCGGCGGCGGGGCTGCTGGCTCCGCACCCAGGGGCGGCATGCCGGGAGGCGGACCACCGGGCAAGGCGCCGATCGGCGGCATCCCTGGCGGTGGCGCCATCATCCCAGGCATGCCCATCGGCATCGGCGGCGGCATCGGCGTCATCTTCTCGACGCTGGTGAAGCGCGACCGCACCAGTGGCTTGGCGGGGTGCTGGTAGATCGCCCCTGCCATCACCTCGGTGTTCGAGTACAGAATATTGAATGTCGTCTCACCGCCGGCCTTCTTGGATTTCCCGGCACTGGTCTCGTTGCGGTAGATCTGGATGATCTCGCGGCCCCTGGCGCGCCACTCCTTCTCGGTGCGCTCGGCGTCGTCCAGGCAACTGATCCAGTAGGCTTTGTCGACACCGTCGACACCGGCATAGGGGTCGTTTTCCTGGGGCTGCTGGTCGGGCTTGCCCATGTCGGACGGTGGGGCGTCGACCGCTGGCTTGGTGATCTCGTAGTCGGTCGCCATCACTCGATCCCCAGTTTCTTGTAGTTGAAGGCGTTGGCGACCAGCAGCGGGTTGCGGTCGCGCATCGCCTCCTGGCGCATCGTGAACGGCCGGCTCATGCAGGCATAGCGGGCGTCGTCGACAGCGTGGTCCTCGCCGTCGGTGTCGAGATCCTCGGGATTGTGAGCATCAGCCTGCATCATGCCGATCGTCCGTATCAGGTCGTGGCAGTGGCTGAACATATACATCATCGGCCGCCCGTCCAGGTCGCCCTTCAGCCGGTTGCGGAGCTGATCCCAGCCGCCCATGCGGCGATCGCGGCTGACGCGGGTATTGTCGGCGCGGCGGAAGACGGCGCCGCCGCGGCCGAGCGTCTCGCCGATCGACGGGCCGGAAACGACGTTGAAGGCGGCGGGGTCGAGCACGCCATAAGCGACATATTCACGATGCCCGCGTTCGTCGGTCTCGCGCTTGACGATCTCGCGGGCGACCTCCTCGGCGGTCAGCCTCAGGCCGACATTGTTATGCCCAGGCATGGCGCCGTAATATTCGCGATAGCGGACGATCGCGGATCTCGGGATGATGCGGTTGTCGTGCTCGAAATCGTCCTGCACGACCGCCCACCAGCCGATCGAGAACGGCGTCGAGCTGCCCCAGTCCATCGATCGAAATTTGATCCATTCGTTCGGCACCGGGAACGGTTGGATGACATGCTTTTCGCGGTTGAACTCAGGGAAGAACGAGCCCTCGACGATGTCCCAGTCGCCCTCCAGCCATGCGCGAACGAGCGCCGGCGAGCCGACCGCCTTGAGGCGGTTGATGTAGTTGGGATCGTTCCTGAGCAGTGCCGGGTTGTCGCTGACCTTCGACGGAATGAACACCCTGGTGATGTTGGTCTCGGCGTCGGTGATGATGCGGAACGGGCCGCCGTCGATGAACAGTTGCTTGACCGCGAAGTGGGAAGGACCGCCAGGGTTGCATGTGGCTTTGAGCTGGCAGCGGATGCCGGTCGGCGATCGCAGCGTTGCCAGCAGCTTCATCATCGGCGCCAGCGACATGAACTGCGTCAGCTCCTCGATGTAGACCCGGCTGAGCGACCAGCCCTGGTAGTGCTCGGCGTCGCGCTCGTTCTCGAGGTAGGCCATATAGAGCCGCGCACCGCTCTTGAACTGGAAGAACTGGCCGTCGTGCTGGCGCCACTCTGCCGCGTTGCCGAATAGCTGCACGCCGGTGGCGATGGTGTCCTTCAGATCCTCGCGGGTCTTGCGCAGCATCAGGCCCTTGGCGTGCAGGCCGTGCATCTCGGAGTGCAGCCAGAAATCGCCCAGGCTGGCGTAGGTCTTGCCGCCGCCTCGGGCGCCGCCGAACACGGTTATGTCGGCCGGCGACGTGATGAACGGCACCTGACTAGGTTGCGGCACGAAGCGGTTGATCACCTGGGTTGGCACGGCGCGGACGCTACACCCAAAGAAAAACCACCGCCAGCGGGGCTGGCGGTGGCTCTGCAAGCGCAGTCCCGTCGAGGGGGATCAGCTACGCCGGTAGTGGCTTCAGCTCGCGGCCGATGTAGCTGTGGGTGGCGACCGCGTCGGGATCTTGGACGGCGCGATACTCCTCGCAGGCGGTCCAGACCATGAAGCGGTCGTGCGCCCACTCGGTGGCTTCCTGCTCGGTGGCGAACGCCAGGGCGTTGCGGCTCCATTTGTCGCTGTTGAGGACCATCAGCTCGGGTTTCCAGGCACTCATTTCATAAGCTCCATCAGGTAGGCAAAAATGACATTGGCCGCGACCTTGCGGATCTCGGCGTCGGGTTTTTCGGGCCACGTCAGACGCAGATCGGCGACAGCGCTGAGCAGCGCCGCCTCGATCCTGAGCTGCACGCGCGGCGGCACGTTGACGCGCGCACCGCCGATGACGACCGTGCGGCCTTTGCGGCTATCTGTCCGCATCAGAACACCCCCAGGATCTTGAGCACGCCGCCGATGCCGACGGCGATGATCAACAGCAACAGCAACATTTCAGATGGCACCATCAGAACCTCCCCTGGCAGCTCAGCAGAGCCTGCCAATCGATCAAATGAATGAGGGTGCCGCCAATGGCGACACCCCCGGCGATCCAGATCCAGACCAGCAGAACTGCCAGCCACGCATTGATCTGGTCGGCTACTCGGCTCGAGATCATGCTGCCTCCAGCATGCGCGACCATTCCTTGCGATCGAGCGTCAGGAGCTGGCCGCCGGCCGCCTCGAACTCGACCGCACGATCGTACTCGGCGCCGTGGGCCTGGGCGGTGACCGCGTTGAGCACGCCCCACGCCGACAG